AACCTGATATTAATTTTGGAGTAGCATATGCTAAAAATCGTAAAAAAATATTTGAAGATGATTCCTTCGATATGGTCATCACTAACTTTGAAGCTGTTAACTTTTTACAAAAAAATCCACAGTATGTTGAAAAATTTTCTACAATCGTTATTGATGAGTTTACTGCTTTTAAGAACCAATCAGCACAACGCAGTAAAAATATTAGAGCTCTTATCTCACATTTTACTAATAGGGTTGCCATGTCTGGCACTCCTAATAGTAATACTATTTTAGACCTGTGGCATCCAGTACTTCTTGTAGATGACGGAGAACATCTAGGAGATCGGTACTGGGCCTTTCGTAACCAGGTTTGTACACCCCGTTTTAATGGCTTTGCCAACGAATGGATTGACAAGCCTGGTATCGAAGAAGCAGTCGCTGCTAAATTAAGCGACATTACCATTCGCTATGCATTAGAAGATTGCATAGACCTTCCAGAAAACATAGTCCGAACTATGCGTACAAAGTTATCCACAAAGGTACAAGCTATGTACGACATCTTTGTTAAAGAATCTGTTTTATATACCAAATCCGGCACTATTAACGCTGTACATGCAGGGGCCCGGGTTAAAAAGTTACTACAACTAGTATCAGGGGGCGTGTACGACGAAGACGGTAACGTCCAATATTTACACCAGGAACGTTACGACATTGTTATGGAACTTGTAGCAGCACGTAAACATTCTATTGTTGCTTTCAATTGGAAACATGAACGAGATGCCCTTATAGAATTAGCAGAAAAACAAAACATTACATACGACCTTATAGATGGATCAGTACCTGCACACAAACGTAAAGATATTGTGGAACGCTTTCAAGCCGGCCACATACAAGTACTCTTTTGCCATCCACAATCAGCTGGGCATGGACTTACCCTTACAAAAGCTACTACAGCTATATGGTGTTCACCTACTTATAATGCAGAACATTTTCAACAATTTAATAAACGTATATATAGAGCAAGTCAAAAAGAAAAAACAGAAACAATTCTTATTGCTGCACATAAAACCTGGGAAGAAGATGTATACAAAAAATTAGACAGTAAACTAGGCAAAATGGAAAATTTGCTACACATTTTAACGGAATTAAACGATGACAAAAAATCAAACTGATATACCTTTCGACATTCTACAAGAACAAATGCGAGATTATATTATAGAAATTTTACAACGCCCTCCAGAAGCAGTAGCAATTGCTTTAGTTTTTGCAGTAACTGAACTAGTACATGAGCGCGCAAATAAAAAAGAAGAACTACCTGAGACTTTGGTAGACCTAATTGAAAAAGCTGGCAAGGAAGCTTTAATTTTAACTGATGAGATTACTCTTGCAAAACCCTCATCTTCGGAGACTATACACTAATGAATATGGATGAAATGCTAAATGAATTAGCCACAACCCGACAATCTATTGTCGATTTACATGAACAAGAGAAAGTCCTTAAAACAAAAAAGGATGATCTAGAAACACAGATTATTATCAATCTTAAAGATCAAGGAATTGATCGGGTTGGTAATGACGCGTGTACTGTTTCCATTAAACAGGAAATAGTCCCTACAGTCCGTAACTGGGACGCGGTGCATGAGCACGTACTTGCCACTGGGCAGTTCGAGTTAATGCAAAAACGCATGTCAGCGACAGCCTATAGGGAGCTAATACAAATGGGACATGAAGTCCCAGGCGTAGAAGCAACTGAACTGACCCGAATGAACTTCAGGTCGAAATAATAATATCAACGAAAAACGGAGAAATTACGATGAATGATATTACATTAGTAAGCGATAAAGTGCCGGCGCATGTAGAAAAAGGCAGCGGGTTGGGTAATGAAAACATTACTGCAGCTCATTTACAAACTCCCAGAGTTAAGCAGTTACAACAGCTTAGCAATGAGGTTGACGAGCAACACAGTGAGCACATTGAGGGGGCCAAAGTTGGCGACTTCATTAATACTGTAACGCGAGAAAACTATGGGCAGTCAATCTATGTGTTAAACATACGGTTTACTGAAGAGTTTGTAGCGTGGAAGAAGCGTGAGAAAGGTGGAGGATTAGCAGGTAGCTTTGCAAGCAAAGAAGACGCTATTGAATCTCTTAAAGCTCAAAATCTTAATCCAGAGGATTATGATATTACTGAGACTCACTCACACTTGTTACTTAGGAAAGACGCACAATCAGGAAACCTGGACGTGCCTTTCTTATTTGACTGTGCATCTTCTAAGTTGCGAGTATCCAGAGAATGGAATACTCAAATTGCCGGTCTAAGTGGAGATCGTTTTTCAGCTTTATGGAAAATGTCTTCTCTACAAACTACAAATCGAGCTAACCAAAAGTTCTACAATATACAAGTAGAAAAAGTTGGATGGGCAACTGACGATGATTACAACAATGCTAAAACAGTGTTTGAAAGCATTAAGTAATTAACTTGCGTACATGGTGCGACACATACTGTCGCACCATGTATACTACTCAAATGCCTGATTCAAAACAAAAAGGTTGGTTCTGGGATGACGTAAACAGACGTATGTATCGTTGGCATGATCTACAACTCCTCATGAAAGAGCGAGCAGCAAAAGTTGAAAGAAAAGGACTTCATAAACAAAATCCACAAAAAACTTCCTAAAGAAATTTATAAGTGGAAAATTAATGACCCTTATCACGGAGGCGTTCCTGATGCGTTCTATTCCGGCCCCGGTGGCTTTTGTTTTGTAGAGTATAAATATATACAATCTTTACCCACCCGTAGTACATCTAAAATACCCATTAACCTTTCACAACAACAACGCCTCTGGATCCAGCGGGCGCACTCACATAACTTACCTGCGTACATAGTCCTGGGGTCCCCGGAGGGTGTATGCATACCAACTGACCCATTAGCTGAATTTTTTTATTTAGATTGCTTTTTAAGGTGTGCCGTGACTTTTGAAGCATATATCGATAGAATAAGCAACATATGTTTAACTATTAAGGAGTAATAGATGGATATGGTAAATCAACCACCCCATTATAACCAGGGTGGTATTGAATGCATTGACGGGATAGAAGCAAGCATGAGCAAAGAAGCTTTTGCTGGTTACTGTAAAGGCAATGTTATTAAATATTTGTGGCGTTACGAGTATAAGAATAAAGTTGAGGATTTGAAAAAAGCTCAATGGTACTTAGACAGACTCGTTAAGTCGCAGGAGGAATAGATGGAAGAGATTGGACTTTTTACAGCCCATTCAAAAACACTTGGCCGATGCACAAGTATTGCAGACAGCCCATGTGTAGGAGTATGTTCTACCACCGTACTACCAGACGACGATCGTTGTAAAGGGTGTGGGAGGACAATTACCGAAGTGCGAGATTGGAATTCTTTCTCTAAAATGGAGAGAAAAATCATAAATCTACGAAATGCACAGGAAAATTACTCCATTAGGCAGCTAAAACGTGGAAACCGCGTAGAAGCTCCTGAGAAGGCCGTCAGTTAATTATTGACCTGACGAGACCAATTGCATTGACTAAGTGCTATTATGCGCACCTGTGGTATCCTGAGCCCACGTTTTTCTAAAAACCCCTTAAAATTTACCCAGATAAAGGATTCTTGTTATTTGCTGCTATTTTTTGCTCTAAAGAAGAAATTTCAGCTTTAATTGTAGCTATATCAGTTTTAATTTCAGTAACATCTGGAACTTCTATACCATCAATACTTTTTTCTAAAAATTGTACGGATGTTTCGATAGATGCAAAACGCTCTTCGATAACTTTTTGTTTTTGTTTTGTATCACCTATTCCTCCTATCTTATCTTCTAGATTTGTTATGCGGTTTACATAGGTAGCCCCTGTGTAACCAAACCCTGCGAGAGTAGAAACAATTCCTACTAAAGCAATTACTTGTGTTGTTTTACTTTGTAACCAATCCATATAAGTCTCCTAAAATGTTGGCTGCATTTCTTTTAGTTTAGTGAGGGTTTTAATATTAGTACCCGCTAACTGATAAAACGCAGCCGTGTTATCTTGAATAGTATTAGTAGTATAAATGCTTTTGGGTTCATACCAAACTTCTTTTTCTGGCAAACTAACTAATTGGTAATCATTAAACCCAGGAACAAAACCCATAACAGCTATAATAGCATTCTCAGATCCATACTCTCCTGTCTCTTCTTGTTGTGCTTGTACTTCCTCTTGGGCGTTTTGTAAGTTCTCTGCAATTATATTTTCTACTGTTGTGTCTGTATCAGAGTCTGTACTAGCAGAACTAACTGAAATATCTATGTTATTTTGGCTAGAAGTAGTTGAGACTGTTGCAACTACAACTTCAGTAGACGTTGTTTCTGTTTCAACTGTACTAGTACTTATAGAAGTATCAGCTACAGAAGTGCTACTCATATCAAGCACTTGATTGGTTTGAGCTGTAGATGATGCAAATTGATCTGACATACTAGGAGAACTACTAGTGCTAATACCAGAGTTGGATGAAGAGCTTACTGCATTACCAGCTGCAGTGCTATTACCCGTGGCATGTACAGATGTGCCTGCAGTTGTACCACTAACACTAGACTGTGCAGTAGCTAAAGTAGATGAGACAACACTTAAAGCCATTTCTTTACTTATAGAACTTTCCCCTTTTGAAGCCATAATTATTTCTTCTTCTATTTCTTCTTCTATAATCTCATCTTCTTCAAATATTTCTTCAACAAATTCTTCTTCCGGCTCCTCTGCATTCGCAAGTTCTTCTTCCATTCTCGTCTCTTCCTCAAACCATTCCTCCAATTCTTCAATAAATGTTTCTTGAAACACAAACTCTTCAATCATTAAATCTTCAATAGGTATAAAGACTTCTTCTTCACGTATAAATGGAAGGGGTTCTACAAATTCATCAAGTGATTGAAACTGTTCAAAGATTATATCTTCTTCAAATACGTATTCAAATTCTTCAAAAATTTCATATTCAGGTTCAAAGATATACTCTTCAAATACCTCTAGTTCTTCAAATTCAAAATCGTCATACAAAATGTCATACTCTTCATACCCAAAATCAAACACTTCTTCGTCGTATCCGTAATCAAAGTACTCCTCTTCTTGATAATAACCAATGTCCATTTCTTGTGTATATCCAGGACAAAAAGGTCCGTACTGCGAATCAAGGTCACATTGCCAATCGTCGTAGGCATCCCAGTATCCCGTACAACTTGTGTCGTTTAAAGGATTACTACAATCAATATTATTACCTGTCCCAACACCATATAATGAACCACCGTTTTCTAGTGTTGAGTTTATAGTTGTGTTGTTCCAGTTAGTGTTTACACAACTAGAACTGTTTGT